TCTTTTATTGTTGGAGTTAAATTTACTTCTCTACCAGGTATTAAGTTTACTAACTTTGCCATATTAATTAAGTTCAATTATAATTTCTCTCATTAAATCTTGTGACTTACACCACTTACCACACTCTTCTGCAATTTGTTTCCATTGCTTTGATTCGTTCATAGGAGCCATAAATGCACCATGTGTTGACGGGTTTGATACAAAGTCCCATCCAACTAATTCAAAGTCTTCCTGAACCATTACAGTACCATCTCTCAACTCTTTTACCGAACCCAATCCTCTTGATGAAATACCTAAACGAATATTATTTTTTAATAATTCTTTTAAGATATTACCAGATGGTGTTGAAAGTATTTCTACTACTCCGCACACATCATCACCTTCCCAATAGATTTCTCTAATGTTATGTGCTACATTCTTTAAATTAATAACCGGAGACTCTGGATGGTCTAATTCACCCAATGCTCTACGTTCTTTAATGAGTTGTTGATATTTTTCACACTCTCTTTCTAATATTTCTTTAGGATATCTTCTATTATTTTGATTGGGTGCACCTGCTCTTTGTAGGATTCCCTTAACCAAATAAGTTCCGTTTTCTTCTTGTTGAAGTTTTGCTTCAAACAAATGTGTTTCTATTAATAATCCTTTATTCATTATTTTAAATCCTTTTTAACTTTTTCAATTGCATCTCCACTATGTACTGACCAAGATTTTACAAGTATGGTTTTTAATTGATTTTTTAGTTCGGTTTCGTCTATTTCTCCATTGGATGCATCTACACTTTTAATAATTTGTGTTTTTATATATCCTATGTTTACAATGGATTCGGCCGTACCATTATCAATTCCTGTTTTTGGGTCAATTATTTTAGATATATTATCAATTACTTTTTTATTATTTGAAATTGAATCTAAAATATCTTTAACCTGTTTTTTGTAATTTGGTTTACCTTGAAAATATTTCATTCCCTTTTCTACCAAATTAACCATATAATAAAATATAATCTTACCAACTATAATACTAGCTAATGTTGTTAGTAGTCCAATTGCAAGATTTTCATTTACTTTTTTTTTTGAATAGCTTCGTTTTTATTTCTTAACTTAGCTAAGTCACTTCCTTCTATTTCACCATCACCATCCACATCAATTTTCTTTTGGCCTGCAGATAATTCAGCTTCGTTGTATCCTGTTAATTTACCTTCAGATTTTGCTTTAGTTGCTTTATCTACCGCAGTAAAGAATTTAACCTTTTCAGCATCTGACATATCAGGAATAGACTTACCTGTTCTATCTAACATATGTTTAAATAATTGTTGGTAGTCACTTTCTTCTTTAACTACTTGACGTATAAGTTCTTTTAATTCGTTATGTTTCATTATTCTGATATTTGTCTGATTTTTTGGTCTAATTTAATCAATCTCTCTTTTATACTATAAATATGACTATTTGTCCTTTTCCAATAACTTTTATTATTTACTCCACTTTCATTCTTAATTTTACCATACCAATTAAGAAATCTTTCCATCTCTCTTAATTGTTTGTTGATATTAGATATACCTCTACCAATTTTTGCTTGTGCAGTCGATTCATCTTGTTTTAATTCTAACCAACGATTTTCACTAACAACGGTATATCCAGTTAAGTCTGCTTGCTTTTTTCCTTTTTTCTTTTCACCAGCTTTACCACTAAATGCAAATGGGGTATTATATCCTTCAACACCACCCGTTGTATTCATTTCATCAATCATTCTTTCTCTAATCATATTACGAATGATTTCTTTAAGTTTGTTGATTTGTTCTGTTTTTTTATCAGGTAATCCTTTATGAGATGTTGATGCAAAATCTTTAGCATCTTTGTCAGACATTGAGTCGGCTGCTTTAGAAACTTCAGGAGATGGATTTTCTATATCACCCTTTTGAGTGGCGTGAACCATTCCCATAAATTTTTGTTGTGCTTTAGATACTGCTGGCATTTTTATAAATTTATTATGATAATACGGATGCAGTTCCTGCGGATAATTGAATTCCTACTGGATGACACGGATACACTTGGCCTGGTATTAGTGTTTGTAGGGATAATGTACCACCACCTTCTACCGATACACTACCTGTTGTAGCTATACCAACCGGCAACAATATACCCCAAGCTTTATCATAATTCCCAGTCCTATCATGTATACCTATTTTAGTAACGGAACTACCCGATGTGAATGTACTAACTTTGAAAATTCTATAATTTGTCATTTTTTATTTTTTTAACGATTGTTTTAATTCTGCTAATAATTCATATGTCATCATCATTGCTGACAAATGTTGTTCTTTAATCTTTTTAACAGATTTAATCTTTTTTATATTTGAAATTGTTTCTGCTAATTTGATTTTTGTAACTTTGTCAGAAATTTTTGAACCAACTTCTTTTAAATTATTAACTAAATTAGTTACTTCATTTGAAACATATTCATTTAATTTACCAGTATTGTTGATATTATTAATATATTCTCTTAATAATGATTTTTGTTCATTAGTAAGATTTTTATATTTGTTATTAAATGATTCTATTAATAATTTATAAGATACTGCTCTTAAATCTTCATCTTGCTTTCTATATTCTTCCAAAACCATATCTTTGATTTTTGCATCTTTATTTTGGATAGAAGAATTTATAATATTTTCTGCAATAGTAAAACGGGATGATACTACATCCGTTGGGTCAAATTGTTCATCACTTGTAACTGTTTCAAATATTTTATAAATACTTGCTAAAGTTTTATAATTAGAAATTGGAGATTTTATAAATTCATCCAAATTATATGTTTCTTTAATTTCTTTTACAAGATTGTATTTTTCTCTTGTAAGTTTCGTTTCATCTAATCTTTTACGAGCTTCTAATATCGTATTGATAAATTGTTCAGCTTTGCTTTCTGAATTATATTTTTCGTTAATAAGATATTGATACAATTTCAATTCTTTAGATAATTCTTTTTTAGAATTAAAATGTTCTTTTAATATTTTTTCAGCAACGGATTTATTAGCAGACATGATTTCCGAAGTAATTTGTCTTACTAATAATTCAAATATAAATCCAGTATTTTTAAACTTTGAATGCTTTATTTTTTTCATCAATTTGTATAATTTGTCAGATATAAATATATTTTTCTATGAGAATACTACTCTTTATCTAAATTCTCTGTTAAAATCTTTTTTTTATTACCATTCATATCTTTAAATATCTCTAAATATGAATTTTTTGGAACGTATTTTTTAACGGAGCCTTCTTTTGATTTGAGTGTCTTTATTCCCAATGGGTCTCTGCCGTCTGGATGGTCATCATGTCCATATCTAACAGGGTCTTTTGGTCTACCTACATTATCTTCTTCTAATTCGGTTTTTAATTTATTCAATTCTTCTTCTATATTTGTAGGGCCATCGGTTCCGGTTTCCTTTGCAGGGTCAACACCTTGTGTTTCAATTGATGTTAAACGGAATTGTTGTTTTGTATCTTCCAACACTTGTAATGTCAAATCATCTTGCTCATCTTTAGCTAACCCCATAATAGCCTGATACATCCACTCTTTGGAGAACATTTTGGTTTGTTGCATTGATGTAATCAATTGAACTTTAGAAGTATACAATTCAATTTTCTCTTGTTCGTATATTTTTGATGGAATAGTTAATTCTAATGTAAAATTAGTTAATCTATCGTCATCTATACCTTGTGCATATAAATGTATAATTGCAATCTTTGTTAATTCAGAAATGATAACTCTTTGTATTCTTTCAATTGTTTTTGCAAATCTAACATCCATTGCTGCAAGAGTCGCTTTACCATTTGTATCTTCTTCATATCCTAAATATGCTTTTGGAATCTGTAATGCTGCCATCAACTTACCTTTTAAGTAGTTAAGGTCATCAGTCATATTATATTCCAATCCTTTCAAAGTATCAATTGAAGTACCATTATCACTACCACGAACTGGCATATAATAATCTTCAATTAAGTTTTGCATATTATATTTCAAATTGTACTCACCCGTTCTTTCATCTATAAATGGAACTTTTTTAGAACCATTGATAATTTTTTGCATGTAGTTATCCACTTCGTTTGGTGGAATATTACCAACATCCACTTTGAAGATTCTCTTTTCAGGAGCTCTCATTACTCTATGAATCAACATTGCATCTTCCATCAACATTAATTGTTTCCAAACTCTTCTACCACCTTCTAACATTGATTTACCATAAGGTAAGAAGTTAGAATCATTATTTAAACGGAAGTGAGCAATTTCATAATTCTCATATTCTTTCTTTGCAGTTTGTCCTACTGCATTGTAAGGATTTTGATATGGTGCGTACACAAATTTAACTCTTTGTGGATTTTCTTGGTCGAATCCTTCAATTCTACTCATTTCGTAAGTAGACATTGGAAGTACATTCACAATACCAATTTCTTCAGCCATTTCTAATTGTAAATAAAAATCACCATATTTAACCAAGTTTCTTGTCCATGGCCATAGGTTGAATTCTACATTAAGAATATCGTAAAATAAGTTTTCTAAAATTTGTTTGATGTTATCGTCTTCGTGATGGATTTTTAATACATTACCCATTTCATTTCTGGCAGTAGTCTCATCTGCATATGTATTCAATGCAGCATGTAGAATCGGGTCCATATCCATTGAATCGTAATCTCTAAACAAATCAATTCTAACTTGTTGGTATGCCATTGATGATTCTACTTGACCTGTACCATAGTTAGTAACCCTCATCTTCATAAATCGGTCAACTAAATTGGTGGTCATATTTTGATACTCATCGGTATCTATAACTTTAACACCTTGTTGCGTTTTACGAACAATTGTACTTGTTGAAAATAATTTCTGTAACCTACCGAATATTGTTTTATCTGCCATTTTAATATAATTCTATTTTTCTAAATATATGGAAAATTTTCCACTTTTCCAAATTTACCATTTTCTACAAGACCAATAATTTGCTTTATGTCTTGGTCCTGGACTATCACAATTCATTCTAGCTCTAAATGATTTTCTTGCAGCTGGATTTGATTTTCTAATCTTCATTCCTTTTTGGCCGAAGTTTACTTTAACAACATTTCCTGCAGGATTCTTTACATATACTTTGAATTTCTTAACATCACCTTGCATTGGTTTACCCAACTTAACTTCTCTACCTTGATATTCTGCTTCATGCATACAAGGACAAGTTGCTTCGTTTAAATCTTTAGAATATGCTCTCATAAAAGAAATAAAATCTTCCATGTCCTCATCTTCTACATCATATTCTTCAGGTTCAACTAAACCATAATTGACATCGTCATCACTATTGATATCTTCCTTTACAGGAACACAATTTGGTACTTCTCTACCATCTTTTTTCTTAGTACCAACCATTTCATATCCTTTCCAACAAGGATTTTCCATTTCTTTTAATGGAATTAAGTTTATTAGTCTCATATTATAATAGTTTCAACATATAAATATATAAAATTTAACGAAGTAACCAAGTTAAGTTTTCAACTTCACCTTTACCTATTTCCATTTCATATGGATTTTGTTTTAAATGGTTAGTTGTTATCAATCCTTCGTATTTATTCATTTGAGTAGAGTTCAACATATTTTTTGTTAAATCTATTCCTTCTTGTTTTAAACGAAGAGCCGTATTACGAACCCAAAGTCCAATTGCCATTGCCATTGTAAGGTCATCATTATAACCCTTCATAGCTTCTGCTCTACCGGCACTCCAAATAAATGTAAATAACTCATCTATCAATCTATTAGAACGAATAAGAATATCTTTACTTGTCATATAGGTATCTAATGCTGAAATGATAAGTGGTCTAGTTTTAGTTGTAGTAGAAAATCCTGCTACCATTTGCTTTTCATCTCTATAATATTTGTTAGACATTTGTTTTTCAACATCTATATACTTTAAGTCATTACTCATATAGAATAAGTTTCCATATCCTCTGTCAATAACGGCTTGAATACATGCCCAACCTACATTTGAGTTTTCAATTACTAAAAGTGCATTGTTCCATTCGGTTGCAACTGCTGTTAGAAAATATCCGAAATCTCTTGTATCAATTTTACCTCTATATTCTGCTACTTGTGAACTATCTTCAATATCAATAATTTGAAATGTCGAATAAT